TCTGTCTAATGAAGAAGATTTGGCATATCGCCGCCTTCTTGATATGTACTATGACAGCGAACAAAAAATCCCAATTGATACCCAGTGGGTTGCCAGACGCATCCGAATGGATACCCATGTGGTTCAAAATGTTTTGTCGGATATGTTTACCAAAGAAGAAGATGGTTGGTATCACGCTAGATGCGCAGATGTCATAGAGCAATATCATGCAATGGCTGAGAAAAATAGAGCCAATGGTCGCTTAGGTGGACGTAAAAAGAACCCAGTGGGTTCCGACTCGCATCCCATCGCTAAGGCAACTATAAACGATAAACCAATAACCAATAACCAAGAACCAATTATTAAAGAAGGTAAACCTTCTTTGTCGGGAAGTACCTTCCCTCCCTGCCCTTACAAGGAACTTTTAAACCTTTGGGGAAAGCATTTGCCTCATTTGACACAGCCAAGGTCTTGGGAAGGCACAAGGCAAGCCAACATGAGACAACGATGGCATCAAGCAGGCAGGCCATCAGCGTATTCGCCTGAAGGCTACACAACAACAGAAGCGGGGATCAAATGGTGGGATTCGTTTTTTAACTACATCGCAAACGACACATCATTGGCAAACGGCTTTGAAACTAAAGGTCGAACGTGGCGACCAGACCTTGAATGGATAGTTAATGCAACAAACTTTCAAAAAATCATTGATGGGAAATATTCAAAATGACATTTGCTAAACCAACCGCAAAACCTGAAGAAAAAGAAGTTTACTCGTCTTATTGTTCAGTGCTTGGCTGTCCAAACTTGTGGGCTGTTCAAATTGATAAACCTATGTGTAGTTTTCATCAATGGTCAAATACCGAAAAGCCTAGAAAACCACCAATCTTGGCAAATTACCCAAGAAAAGTTAAAACTGTTTCAACGTGGTATGACGAGGTGGAATTTTGAAAGTTCTTGTTGCTTGTGAGTATTCTGGCGTTGTGCGAGACGCATTCATACGCGCAGGCCATATCGCATTGTCATGTGATTTGCTGCCGACAGATGTAGATGGGCCACACTATCAAGGAGACGTGATGGAGATCATTAATGATGGTTGGGATTTGATGATTGCCCATCCACCATGCACCCATCTAGCTGTGAGTGGTGCTAGGCATTTTGCCGCTAAAAAAGCAAGTGGCGTTCAACAAGAAGCCTTGGCATTTGTTCAGCAACTTCTTGACGCCCCGATAGCCAAAATAGCAGTTGAAAATCCAATCAGCATTATTAGCAGCCAAATCCGTAAGCCAGATCAAATCATTCAGCCTTGGCAATTTGGTCATGGCGAGACAAAAGCAACTTGTCTATGGCTTCAAAAATTGCCTTTGTTAAAGCCTACAAACATTGTTGATGGGCGCGAACCTAAAGTTCATAGAATGCCGCCTTCAGCAAACCGTTGGAAGTTACGTAGCACCACTTATCAGGGTATTGCTGATGCAATGGCGCAACAATGGGGTAAATATGACTTATGAACAAGCCCAAAGAATCCTTGACCGCGCTTCCGAAGGTTGGGAATTTAGCGAATTTGTCATTCTCAGAGCGCTTGAGCTTACGGGAGACTATGAACCAAATGGAAGCAGCGGAATGGATCAAGCGATTCAGCCAGAAACTGAAAAAAGATGGGAAGACCGCAGCGTGGAACTGGTGGCAGATCACGTTAGAAGACATCGCCAAACGTAGAGGCCAGCAAGCCGCAAATGAATTGAGAGATCGAATGAACACTCAGAAAGGTCAATTATGAGATATGCCGCCCGTGTCGATGCTAACCAGGCTCAAATTGTTTCAGCCTTACGCGCTGCTGGCGCTTATGTCTGGATTATTGGCCTGCCTGTTGACCTTTTGGTCGGCTACAAGAACCACACATGGTTAATGGAAGTCAAAGATGGCCCTAGAAAGCGTTTAACGGCCCTACAAGAGGACTTTTTTAAGAATTGGTGCGGTGGTACGTTGTGCCGCGTTGACGGCCCTGAAGCGGCTTTAAGAATGATCGGGGCGGTGCAATGAATCCATACAAAATTACAGAACCAACTTGTATCAGCTTTTCTGGCGGTCGGACGTCAGGATATATGCTTTACAAGATTCTTGAGGCTCACCAGATGAGCCTGCCTGAAGAAGCAATAGTTTGTTTTGCCAATACCGGAAAAGAAGACGAAGCAACTTTGCGATTTGTCCAGGCTTGTTCTGATAACTGGAATGTTGAAATTCATTGGCTTGAATACCGTAATGCGGATCCAGCTTTTGAGCGCGTTACTTTTGAAACAGCTAGTCGTGATGGTGAACCTTTTGAAGCACTTATTAGGAAACGTCAGTATTTGCCAAACCCCGTGACTAGGTTTTGCACATCAGAATTAAAAATTCGCACCATTCACAAATATCTTAAATCTTTGGGTTGGGAACATAACGAAACAATGGATTGGGTTGGCATGAGGGCAGATGAGCAGCGCAGAGCCGCCAAAATTGCTGACAAATCAAGAATTCCTTTGGTAGCTGCTGGCGTAACTAAAGAAACCGTTGGAGAATTTTGGCGCAATCAGTCGTTTGACCTTGAGTTACCCAATATCAACGGTGTGACATATCACGGCAATTGTGACCTTTGCTTTTTAAAAGGAGGTTCGCAAGTGTTGTCGCTAATTGCGGAAAAGCCAGAACGTGCTATATGGTGGGCAAAAATGGAGGCATTGGCATTGGCATCCAAGCCAAGCGGTGCGGTGTTCCGATCCGACCGCCCATCTTATGCATCAATGCTTAAATTTTCAGCAAATCAGACAGATATGTTTGACCCTAATGACGAATCAATTGCTTGTTTCTGCGGGGACTGAATGATTTTTCACCTTCAAAACCCTGAACAAGCCAGCGCTGTAATGGCAAAGATCTGGCCCAAGGTCAAAGACACTTTGAAGGCCGGAAAAGCCTTGCGGATGGAGATTAAAGCGGAATCCCGTAGTGACGAGCAAAACGCAAAGTATCACGCCATGCTGTCTGAGATTGCTGTCCAGGCGCAACACATGGGCGCTAAATGGGATGCGGAATCGTGGAAACGGTTTCTAGTCTATGAATTTTGCAAACAGCTAGGCCTGCCGCAAGGTCAGATTGTGCCTTCGCTGGATGGCAGTGGAATTGTACAACTTGGCCTGCAAACACGCGATTTTTCTAAGGAACGAGCCGCAGAGTTCATAGAGTTTCTTGAGGCCTGGGCAGCAGACAAAGAAATTATTTTTAAAAGTGTTGACAAGCCTGTCTAGGTTGCTATACACTTTAGCCATGCCCCGATGTTGGGGTCTTTTAAGGAGCAGCAATGGAATTTAGTTTTACAACCGAGTTAGAAGACGCGCCTGTCACAGTGATTTGGGATTACGAAGAAGACGAAGATGGCGTTTATAACTCTTACGTCAAAAAAGTCATTTTTAGCGGCATTGACGTCTTGCCAATATTGTCTGAAGAAACGCTGTACGAGTTGGACGCCAGAGCTATTGTGGTTTATGAGCAATTACATGATTGAACTTTTTATTGGATGCGTCATTATTGGCCTGGCGATGTTTTTACCGCCTGCCAAAGACGTATTCCCTCAACACCCTGAATGCTCAGTCAGCAGTTTTAGCCCTGACTTGACGCAAAGACAACGGGCATTTTGCCGTGAATGGAACAAAAAATGACTAAGCAAACAAGACTTGAGATTTATGTGGTGGTGCTGTGCGCTGTGTGTGCGTCATTGATTATCTGGAGGTTTTATGACTGGCTGGCGTAAACGACAAATAGGAGAACACATGAAAACTTATGAAGACGATGAATTTGAGCGCATTGAACGTGAAATCAAGTGGCGTCAAATGTTAATTGATAATCCACCTGTAGCAATTCCGCTAATCACCGAAGAAGAATGGCAAGCGTTAAATGAAATTTCCGAAACATAGTTATCTGCGGTCGCCCAAATTGTTGCAAAACGCCAGGGAAATACCTTGCCAGCATTGCGGGCTAGACAATGGAACCGTAGTGGCGGCTCATACTAATTGGGGTGGCGGCAAAGGCAGATCGGTTAAAGCAGATGACAATTTAATTGCATCGCTTTGCTATGAATGCCACATGGAATTGGATATGGGTTACCACATGACCAAAGAACAACGTCAGGAAATGTGGACTGCTGCGCACATAAAGACTATTCAAAAACTCACAAGTCTAGGGTTATGGCCCGAAAAGGTCGCAATTCCGATATACTGAAATTGCAGTTGCTTTGTGGTGGGTTTGTATTAAAATGCAATCTCACCATTTTTTTTAGGAAAAAGCATGGAAAAATACGCTGGCTATGTCTCAAACTTTGTCCTTGCATTACTGCATTGCGGCACAAACGCCCATTTGATGCACTGGACAACCAACAGTTTCAGCAAGCACATGGCCCTAGGTACATTCTATGACCTGATCGTAGAGCAGACAGACGCCTATGCAGAAGCCTACATGGGCAAATATGGTCAACTTAAAAAGTTCCCTAATGAGTACCATCCCCCAAACAATGACCCAATCAAATATTTTGAGGTTCTTTCCAAGTTTGTAATGGACATTAGGAAAGAGCTACCGCAAGACTCAGAGCTTAATCAGTTAGTGGATAACATCCAAGAAAACATAGATTCAACATTGTATAAACTAAAGTATTTGGATTAAGCCATGCCAAGCCATTCACCCGCACAAGCAAGAATGATGGCAGCAGCCGCACATGACCCGAAATTTGCAAAAAAAGTAGGAGTACCCGTAAGCGTAGCCAAAGATTACAATGAAGCTGATAAGGGTAAACGCCTAGCTGAAGCAATGAAGGCAATGGCTAAAAAGAACAAAGAGGGCGGTTAAACAGGCAATTGAGGATGTCAAGTGTGTAATTTTCCTGTTTTCTCGCACACGTAATCAAAGACCAAATCAACGCCCTCACCCAACAAGGCAATGAGCTAAATGCAAATAACACAACGCAAGATAGAAGATTTAATCCCTTACGTTAACAACAGCCGCACCCACAGCGATGAGCAAGTGGCACAAATAGCGGCAAGCATTAAAGAGTTTGGCTGGACTAACCCCATCCTTATTGACGGCAATAACGGCATCATTGCGGGGCATGGACGGGTCATGGCTGCTAGAAAGCTCAAATATAAAGAAGTGCCAACGATTGAGTTAAAAGACCTGACCGAAACCCAGCGCAAGGCTTACATTATTGCCGACAACCGCCTGGCGCTTAATGCTGGGTGGGACAATGAGATGCTGACTATTGAGCTAAACGACCTGTTAGCTGACAACTTTGCTTTAGATATATTAGGGTTTGACCCTAAAGAGTTAGCTGCATTACTAGAGCCAGAAGTGGTGGAAGGGCTGACAGACGAGGATGCTGTTCCTGATGTTCCTGATGAGCCTAAGACTAAGATGGGCGACATTTACCAATTAGGCAACCATCGATTAATGTGCGGTGACTCCACAAGCATTGACGCTGTGGATAAGTTGATGGATGGGCAAAAGGCCGACATGGTGTTCACCGACCCGCCTTATGGAGTTAGTTACACGGGTGGTGCTAAGAAATGGGATGGAATTAAAAACGATGCGCTTCAAGAAGAAAATTTAGTTGATTTTCTAAATGCCGTTTTTAATTGCGGAGTTATCAGTTCAAAAGACAGTGCGCCTTGGTATATTTGGCACGCTTCCAATACAAGCCATGATTTTTACCAAGCACTTCAACAAGTAGGCAAAAAACCATCAGCCCAAATTATTTGGGTAAAAAACCAAATGGCGGGTGGTTTTGGTGATTATCGTGGAAAGCATGAGCCTTGCATTTATTGCTCTGGTGGCAAAAGCGCATGGCATGGTGGCAGAGATCAACACACCATTTGGAACATTGATAGAGAAAGAAACTATCAACATCCGACACAAAAGCCTGTTGCTTTGGCTGAAAAGGCTTTAAAGAATTCAAGCAAGAGTGGTGACATGGTTATTGATTTCTTTGGTGGCTCTGGCAGCACTCTTTTAGGTTGCGAGAAGCAAAACCGCCATGCTAGGCTTATGGAACTAGACCCCAAATACTGCGATGTAATCGTAAAGCGATGGGAAGACTTCACAGGCAAAAAGGCTATGTTAGTGACAGCTAACGACGAACTTTCGGAGATATAAATGCAACAGGGCAAAAAATATACTCCTACTGATGAGAATAAGAAGCTCGTAAAGACCTTGGCTGCGGTTGGTATTACCTTTGAGGACATAGCAACCAAGCTGGATATTAGCTCTGACACGCTAGTTAAATACTACAAAAAAGAACTTGATGACGGTCGCATTGATGCCAACGCAAGCATTGGGCAGACTTTGTTTCAGCAGGCAAAGAACGGAAACACTGCCGCGGCTATCTTTTGGCTGAAGACCAGGGCTAGATGGAAAGAAACCCAGGCGGTTGAGCATAGTGGCCCTGACGGGTCTGAAATGGTTATTAGATGGCAAGCGGAATCATAGAAATCCCGTATAGCCCTAGAAAGCAATTTAGGGAGTTTCATGCAAGAACCGAGAGATGGGCTTGTTTGGTTGCTCACCGTAGGGCGGGCAAGACCGTAGCGGCTATCAATGACCTTATCAGGGCGGCAATCACTTGCAAAAGCCCGATGCCGTTGTTTGGGTACGTTGCGCCTTACAGGAGCCAGGCCAAAAGCGTAGCGTGGGACTACCTTAAATACTTTTCTCGCCCCATCACAAAGTCAAGCAATGAGGCCGACCTAATCATAGAGTTGCTGAATGGCGCCAAGATTAGGCTGTTTGGCGCTGACAATGCAGATGCAATGCGCGGGCTAGGCTTTGATGGCCTTTACCTTGACGAATACGGCGACTTTAAGCCTAGTGTGTGGGGCAACGTAATCAGGCCAGCATTGTCCGATAAGCAGGGTTGGTGCGTATTCGGTGGCACACCCAAAGGCAAGAATCAGTT